TCACCTAGTCTATCTGTAGCACTTAGAAGTCTTAGGCCATCTGGACCAAGGAACATTACATCACCACCGACTTCTTGTATTGTATCTTTATCTACACAACCAATGTCTACTGTTACTGGTTGTAGGTTAAAGTCACCTATAGTATTTCCTACTAGTTGAAATATAGATGACTCAGTAAAGATAATAAGTTGTTGTCTAAATACAATTAGACCAGTGATCTTTGCTCCTACCGATATTGTACCAGAACCATTAGCTGCTGTAAAGTCTGTATCTGTAAAGGGTGCAGTAAATGTTAGTAGATTATTTTTACCAAAGAATAGATGATTCTTAAAACTTACTACAAACTCTGCTGCTAATACGTCTGTAGGTGAATCGTTAAGTGCTGTAAACAAAGAGCCATTGTACAGTGCAGGAACGTTAATACCATCAACAATGGCTACTTTTTCAGATCCTGTATAGTTATACCTAGAAAATCTAGTTTTACCAGCATTTTCTCTTGACGTACTTAAAAAAGTTATAACAGCATCATCTGCTGGTGAACTAGCTAGAGCAGGATCAATAGCTACATTAGCCTCACCTGCATCATTAACTGTTGGTGTTGCAGTTACAGTATATATCTTATCTATACCTGCAATTTTAAATACATCACCTAGTTGTGGTGTAGAAGTTAAACCATCAACGGCTAGAGTAGTGCCAGTCTGTGATCCAGCGTTTACTAATACTGTACCATACACTGGCACATTAACGAGTGAGTACCCAATACCAGATGTTTTAACTAGACTTTCATTTCTAGCTACAATAACTGAGTCAAGGAATACACCACAGCCTACTGTAAGATGTTTAGTAGTTGTACTTGTAAACTCTACAGTATCTCCGTTAGCAGGTGCTGCAGTAAGAGCAGGTGATATAGCTACCGTTGCTCTATTATCATCATCATCGAATGTAACACTACCACCAATAGTATACTCTGTCTTAAAAGATAAAGCAGTATCGTTTGTAAGTGTTAAAGATAAAGTATCAGCAGCACTACCTATTGTAACATTTGGTGATGAGAAAGCTTGTACTGTTGTGCCTCTTGGTATACCAGTACCAACAACTTCCATACCTGTTGTAATAGTACCTACTACACCATCTACTGCAAAGGTAGTAGTTTTAAAAGTAAACTGTAACGCTAAGTTGTCTGCTACAGTTACATTACTAGACAGTACTACAGTAAAATTACCAGTTGCTCCTGTTGTAACACTTGATATTGTAACATTACTTGGAATACCTACGCCTGTTAAAGTTTGACCTTTTGCTATAGTACCTGAAGCAACAGTATCTACAATAATTGTGTTACTTGCTGTTACTGCACCATTAACAAGTGCAGTTGGTCCGTTTGCAGAAGCAATGGTAGATGTACCATTTATGTCTGCAGTAACATGTACTAGTTTAAACTTATCACCTGTCTCTGGTGTTTGTCTAATGTTTGCAATGTTTAGGCTTGTACCAGTTTGACTAGCACCATGTATAACAGGTATACCGTAAGGTGGTACTATGTCTAAATCATACTTATCATAACCTAATATTCTTTTGTAACCACCTTCAATAGATGGCTCAAAGTTCCTAAGGATACGTGCAGATCCTGGCATTTGCATACCTTGCTGCAAAGGACTCATATTACTTATAAGCCCACCGCTAAACTGTATGGGATATGTTTGACGATTTGTTGGCATCTATAGTGTTGTAACTCTAGTGTTAGTTGCTAAAGTATTAGTTAGAACGGTAGATCTAACATAGTCATATCTGTTTATGTAGAGGCTTCTCATTTGTTTTATCTCTTGTTCAAACCTTTGTTGAACTATAGCCGCCTCTTGTCCTTCACCCCTAAACAAGTATGCAAAGTGCATAGCCCCATTTACGATAACATATCTAAACTGCTCAGGTATAGTTGGAACATCAGTAGAACTGATTAAATCAACAGGTAGTCTGTAGTATTCATAAACAACAGTATAAGCTTTATCTGCTGGTTGAACTACAGCATACTCTTGACTAGGAGTTTTAACTACAAAGGCAGGTATTTGTCTTATACCAGTAGACGTATTGTACTCTATATCTACATAACTTTCTAGGTACTCTTCATAAGATAAAGCTTTTAACTTTACAGTAGCATTGCCTAGTGTAGCATCTCTCTTTATTCTAAAACTATCAAAGTCTAGTACTTTAGCATCAGAAGGAAAAGCATATCTAACTAAACCAGGAGTTAATGTTTCTTCTTCCTCAACATGATTAAAAGGCCACTCATATTCGTGTTGGTTAATAAAACGTAGTGATGCATTAACAGCATCTTTAATCATTGAGTACTCACCTTTAGCTGTACTAAAGTCAGTAGCTGTTAGTTCTACTTCATTTAACCTTCGGTTTACGTCATTGACAATTCCAATGTAATCATATGCCATCTTAACGTTCCTTCAGTCTTAACTTAATACTACGTTCTGCTGTGCTTCCTGTATCGTCTGTCATCTGGCAAAAGAAAGTATACTCAACATTGTTCTGTCCACCAGATATATTTATAGTTGCTACCGTATCTGTGTTTGTTTGAGATACGTTTTGAATACTGTCTGTAGTTGCACTACTAGAGGCATTGGTTAAGTTTTGCCCAGCATTTAATCTTGTCTTTGTATTAAAGACTGTAGACTTTACAAACCATATAACTGAATTAATCTTTGCTGTATCTAAAAATCTAGACCAGTCTACACTATAGTCTAATGTTTCATCAGGGTCTTTACTAGGCCAACGAAAACTCATTTATTAATCCTCATTTGCGTACACAACTCTATCGGCTGTTGTCGGCTTTCTTTGTATAGATACAAGTCTATCTTGTGATTTGACTAAAACAGTTCTATCCCTAGAGCTAATCGTATTCTTAATATCTACAAAGACTAATCTTTTTTCTTGTACTACTAAGACTGTTCTTTCTGCTGGAGTTGATGGCATTATGCAGCCCTCGGTAGTAGAACAGTTCTTCTTTTGTTATATCTGTGTTTGACTGCTTCATAATCAAATTGTATAGATGTTACATTTCCTACTGGTAAATTTATTATAGCAGAAGAAGATACACTTGCTAGTTTTTCAGTAACAGTTAAATTAATACTGCCTAACGATATTGTAGCAGCTACACTTTGTAATGCTTCATCTACAGTAGCTTCTGGTTCTGTGATACTACCAGTTAGTTCTAAGCCTACTATCTCTGCTTTAGAAGATGATCTAGCTGTTACAGAAGGAGCACCTACTGTGCCAACTACTGCTGTTACTGTTTCAGATACATTAGGTTTAATTGTACCTATTGTAAATGTAGCTATTACACTTAGTAAACTTTCAGAAGTCTTAGCTTCTACTGTAGCTATTGCACCTGTAGCAGATACACTTGCTAGAGTTTCGCTTACATTTACTGTGAGTGTACCTATCGCACCTGTAGCAGATACACTGTTTAAGTCTTCATCTACCTGTGGCTCTATTGTGCCTATAGCACCTGTAGCCGTTACACTTCCTAGTTCTTCTGCAACATTTTCTTTTACTGTGTTGATGCTGCCTGTAGCACTTACACCAGTAAGTGTTTTACTTACACCTACACCTAGAGAACCAATTGCACCTGTTGCTGATACACTGAGTAGGTTCTCAGATACATCTATCTCAAAGCCACCAACGCTTACAGTTTCTATTGCGCCAGTTGCACTGACTCCTGTTAAGCTTACATTGGGTGCTACTTTACCGTATCTAGCTGCCCCATGCCTACCTGTGCCATAGAGGGCATCAGAGGAGTCATAGAAAGCCATTTGTTAAGCGATACGTATTACTGCAGTACTCGCTCCTGCTGCAGGAAATTCTATAGTCAAGTCACCTGCTGTAGCACTTACTGTACCACCAAAGTCTATTACGCATATTGCTTTATTAGATGCGGAAGAATTATATATAATACAACCTGCTGCTGAAGTTGTTACATTAGAAAATACTTCATCTGCAAAGTCTACATGAGCAGTTGTACCAGATACTGCAATAGCAGCACTATCTAAGTTATTACCACCTGCTGAGTAGTTAGTACCAGATGCTTCATCAGAGTTGCCTGTAACATCTGAGTAATTAGCTGTTGCTGCGCCATATGTACCAGACATACCGCTTTTAATTAGTGCAAGCTTTAAAGTATGGGTATCCATATCATGGACCGCACCAAGAAGTTCTTGTTTAAAACTTGTACACATTGCTGTTGTGATAGCCATGTTTGAATCCCTTTAATATAAGTACAATGGGGCCAGCAGTTAGCCAGCCCCAAAGAATTATCTATGCGAGTAGATCTCGGTCTACTTCATCTGCAGCCTGTGTACCCATGCTATCCACGTCCATTAGACATGCATATACACGAATTTTACCTGCTGTATCTACTGTTGTACCTATTAGCAACATGTCGATAGTATTGGCTGTTGTTACTAGGATTGGACACGCTGTATTAGCAAGAGTGCCGTAGGAACCTGCTGCTTCACCTGTGATAGTCATACCATCAACAAATGCGTCAACATCACCACCAGTGATACCTAGGTCAAAGGTTGCACCGTTACCACCTGTAGGTGCTACTGAGATTTCAGCACCTGCAAACATGACAACTGTGTTAGCCCCAACGCTAATAGCTTCGATTACATCGGCTGCTGCCAATGCTGAACCTTTAGCTGTTGCTGCTGCGGCTAAGTCAATTTCGACTTCAACCATATAAGGCTTCTTACTTGGGTTGCCTCTTCCACCTGCTGCTTTAGCGAGAGTTGTTACTGTAGCCATTAATCAATCCTCCCTTACGCTGCGTTATATTTGGCAGTAACGATTGCTTCAGGACGAAGAATCTTTCTACCATATAGATGCATACCACGAACAATGTCAGCAAAGCTGTCAG